CTCGATAGCGGATACCTCAACGAGTATGGCGCTCGTATCGAGGCACAGATCGCTACAGCTCGGCGCAACTACAAGGATGCGTACGATTCTGGCGACACGGATAAGATGATCGCCGCGCAAGAGGCTCTCGCCCGCGCGACATCTGATCAGGACCGCTACAATCTGGCCAAGGCTCGCGCGCAGGAACGGGTGCAAACCCAACCGCAGCAGGTGCAACCGCAGCAATATGTTCAACCACAGCAGGTGCAACAACCACCTAAGGTTGACCCAAAGGCCCAGTCTTGGGCGGAAAAGAACACGTGGTTTGGTCAGGACGAGGTCATGACTTATGCTGCGTTTGGTGTTCATCGCAAGTTGGTTGAGGAAGAAGGCTTTGACCCACAGACCGATGAGTACTATAGTGAGATTGATCGCCGGATGCGTTCGGAGTTTCCGCACAAGTTCCAGGTGGCCAAAAAATCGGGGAATAGTCAGGTCGCACCCGCTGGCTCTTCAGCATCCCGCAGCACAAAACAGGGGCGCAGGACCGTGAAGCTATCACCGTCGCAGATCGCCATTGCGAAAAAGCTGAATGTTCCGCTGGAAGAATACGCTAAATACGTGAAGGATTGATCTGATGACTGACAACGCTCGTACACCCCGGTCTTCTGAAACGCGTGAAGCAACCACGCGCCGTAAACCTTGGGCACCGCCCAGCCGCCTGGATTCTCCGAAAGCACCCGAAGGGTATGTGCATCGCTGGATTCGAGTCGCTATGCGTGGCGAAGAGGATAAGACGAACGTCTTCTCCAAGCTGCGTGAAGGATGGGAACCCGTCCGCGCCGACGAATATCCGGACTATCACGCCCCCGTCATCGACGATGGTAAATACGCTGGTGTGATTGGTCAGGGTGGCTTGATGCTGTGCCGCATCCCTATCGAAACTGCTCGTGAAAGAGCCGCGTATTACGGGAACCGGACCCGCGAACAGATGCAGGCTGTCGATCAGGACCTCATGAAGGAGTCGCATCCTTCTATGCCGATTCATCAGAACCGGCAAAGTCGTGTCTCGTTCGGTGGACGTGGATCCACCGACTAACTGAAAGCTAAAGGAGCTGAAAATGGCCAATATCAATGGCGCATTCGGCCTGCGTCCCATCGCGAAGATGGGTCAGTCGGCAAACAGCACCGGCGCGTCTGAGTACCGTATTGCCTACAACAATACGAACGCGATCTATCAGGGTTCGCCCGTCATCCCGCTGAACACCGGTGTCATCGACATCGTTGGTGCAGCAACTGGTGGCACGGTTGGTCTGGTGGGCGTGTTCTGGGGTTGTGAGTACGTTTCCTCGACGACCGGTAAAAAGGTCTACTCGAACTACTGGCCCGGCTCGGGCGCGGATTCGGACTTCCCGGTGAAGGCGTTCGTCTATGACGACCCGTCGCAGCTGTTCGTGATCGCTACGTCCAACGTCAACTCGTCGTGGGACACCGAAGCAGAGCTGCGCGCCGCAGTGTTCGCCAACGCGAACTTTGCGCTTGCCACCTCGGGCTCAACCGTTTCGGGTATCTCGTCGGCTACGCTCGATGTGCAGACCATCAACACCACCAACACCCTGAACCTCCGTATCATGGGTATCCAAGAGGATCCTGAGAACTCGGACTTCAGCGATGCTGGTATCCCTGTAATCGTTCGCCTGAACAACCACTTCAATTCGCCGAATGGCGCTATTGCTGGTGGCACTGTTTCGACGACCGGCGTCTAAGGAGGGCTGAAATATGGCTATCTCTCGCGCACAACTTGCGAAAGAACTGGAGCCGGGTCTTAACGCCCTCTTCGGCATGGAGTATGCTCGGTATGAAAACCAGCATGCTGAAATCTACACCACCGAGTCTTCGGATCGCGCATTCGAAGAGGAAGTGATGCTGTCGGGCTTCGGCGCGGCACCGATCAAATCGGAAGGTTCGGCCATCAACTTTGATGAGGCGAACGAAGCATACACCGCTCGGTATAACCACGAGACCATCGCGCTGGCCTTCTCTCTGACTGAGGAAGCCATCGAGGACAACCTGTACGACCGCCTCGGCAGCCGTTACACCCGTGCCCTCGCCCGCTCGATGGCTCACACCAAGCAGGTCAAAGCTGCTGCCGTTCTGAACAACGCGTTCAGCGGCGGTGCTACGGCTGGCGGCGACGGTGTTGCGCTCTGCGCCACCAACCATCCGCTGACCAACGGCGGCACGTTCTCGAACAAGCCGACGACCGATGCCGACCTGAACGAAACCTCGCTCGAAGATGCTCTCATCTCGATTGCTGGTTTCGTGGACGAGCGTGGTTTGAAGGTTGCTCTCCGCGGCATGAAGCTCATCGTTCCGCGCCAGCTGCAGTTCGTGGCTGAGCGTCTGATGGTTTCGAACCTCCGCGTTGGCACTGCCGACAACGACGTGAACGCCATCCGTTCGATGGGCATGCTGCCGGAAGGTTATGTCGTCAACGACTTCCTGACCGACCCGGACGCCTTCTTCATCAAGACGGACGCGCCGCGCGGCTTCATCCACTTCGAGCGCACCCCGCTCTCGACCGGCATGGAAGCTGACTTTGACACCGGGAACATGCGTTTTAAAGCGCGTGAACGTTACAGCTTCGGATTTTCTGACCCGCGTTGCGTGTTCGGTACTTCGGGCGCAGCCTGATAAAACAATGGCTTAGGCCAGATAAAGCCTCCGCTTCGGCGGGGGCTTTATTTTGTCTTTCCGTTTGTCCGATATTGCTGTAGAGTTGGCCCAAAGGAGTTGATGATGCCATACGCAGAGGATTACACTGGGATCTATCGGATCGTTAACACGGTGTCCAATAAGGCATATGTTGGTCAATCTCTCCGTGTGAAGAAACGGGTGCAAGAGCATTTCCGTCTGCTCCGTCTCGGCAAGCACACCAACACACATCTACAGCGTTCCTACGACAGACACGGCGAGAGTGCGTTTGTTTGGGGGCTTGAGGTTTTGTGTGAGGACCCCTCGGATCTCGACTTGATCGAAAACGCTTTTTTGCAGGGGGACGCGTACTTCGATGAACCACTGGCCTACAACATTGCGGACTATGCCAAGGTCCCAATGCGGGGCCGTTTTCATACGGACGAGACCAAGCACCAGATTAGCTTGGCAAAGCGCGGACGTCGGGAACATGTGACGGACCGCTATCGAAAGAGTCTTTCAAAGGCTCAACTGAAAAGACACCACGACGATCCGGCTTTCGTTGCAAAAGTTCGGTTTATCGTGAATAATCCACACATGTCATACGCTGAGCGCGGGCGTGTCGTGGGCGCGGACACAAGCAATGTCCGCAAGCTTGCGCTCAAGTACACCCCACTAAAGGAGGCCTTACCATGGCTAAAACATTCTTCTCCGGGCCGGTAGAATCCGGCAACGGCTTTAAGTCGGTCGTCAAAAACGAAACCACCGGCGCGATCACTGAGATCTCCACCTATGGCGGTGCCCCGGTCGCCCTTGCTGACGGCAACGTCTCGCTGACCAATGCCACCCATAGCGGCCGCATCCTGATCGTTCCGAACGGCACGCAGGACAACACCTATACGCTGCCTGCTCCGGTGGCCGGTGCGACCTTTACCTTCGTCTACGGCGGCGGCGCAGCGGATGGTACGGACTTCATCGTGAACACTGGCTCCAACACCAACTTCTTCATCGGCAACGTTGCCTTCAACGACACCGATGATGGTGCTGCTTCGGTGGTGTTCTCGGATGGTAACTCCAACAGCAAGCTGCAGGTCAATGTTCCGGCATCGGCGGTCATCAATGTTGTGGCCAAGGATGGCACCAATTGGCAGGTTTGGGGTTCTGTGACTGGCGCTACTGCTCCCGCCTTCGCTGACCAGTAAGGAGGTCAGATATGGCTGGCTCTGACGTAAAGGCCAAATACATCGCGGCTGATACCACAGCTGCTGACGCCGATGGGGTCTGCCAATCGCAAACTCCGGCTGCTGGTGGTGAGCAGAACCTCACCATCAACGGCGCGCTGGCATCTGGTGGTGTGGCGACGTTTACTGCGGCACGCTTGATCACGATTGCTTCTGCCTCTGACGACAGTGCTCGTACCTTTACGGTGACGGGCACCGACGTGAACGGAAATGTGCAGACGGAAACAATCGCAGGTCCGGCGACCACGGTGACCGGCACGCTGTACTTCCGAACGGTAACTCAAGTTACGGTTGATGATGACACCGCTGGTGCCATTACTGTTGGTATGTCGAACAGTGCCATCGATGTGATCTACGCGGGTCGCGCGCGCTTGCGCGGGGTCTTCCTGATTCACTCAGGCACGGCTGGTTTGCTGTCGTTCCGTAACGGTAGCGCACTCGGCACGGCTCACCTGCAGATTGCCACCACTGCTTCAGCTAACACTGACCGTGACGTCATCATCCCCGACGAGGGGATCATGTACGATAGCGGCATCTATCTCCCGTACACGGCTGGAACCACTGTGTTTTCCAGCTTCACCGCAATGTACAACTGAGGTGGGCGATGCCGGTCTACGACATCAGATCGATCTCGCAGGTCGGCACCACTGAGCCGTTTGAGCTTCAGGTGTCCCGGGGTCAAATCCCGGGGCACCTTTTTCGGCATCGTCAGGGGCGGGTTCCAGCGATGTCTCAAAATACGACAGGCACCGTTTGGGATGTTAACGATACAATCTACCCTTGGAGCGCTTGGGACACCGCAGGCACTGTTACGGTAAGCCGTGCGGATGCTGGAGACGCGAACAAAAACGTCCTCATCAGCGGCTTGGATGCTGATTATAAACCTGTCAGCACGACGATCACTCTTACAAACCCTACCGGGAACACGTCATCGACGGTCTTCAAACGTATCGATTTGGTGCGCATGAATGGAACGTCCGCTAACACTGGTCAGATCGATGTTCTCAAAGGTGCGACGACCGTTGGCCGCATTGTTGCGGGCGTCGGTCAGTCGCTTAAAGGAACCTACACTGTTCCCGCTGGATACACGGCGTATCTAACACAAGGTGCAATGACCATTCAAAATGGTGCGGACGCCACTGGAACCTTTTACTACAGGCTTTTG